ATTATGTGTATTTATATAACCTCAGTCGTCAAATATATAAAATATATTAGGAATCAAACCCAAAACAGAAATCAAAATGAACACGTTGTATGAACAAAAAGATTTAGACATTGCCAGGGGTTTATATGAAAATCAGGATGAGAAATGTGAACGGTTTGCGAGAAGTATTCATAAACTCAGAGAGTCTCGCAAACAGTATGATGATAAAAGGGATAAATATAAAATCAAATTTATTGAAACTATTCCCGAAAAGAAAATAGAAAATAGAACAAAAACTAATATATGTGTTGCCATGACAATGAGTGGTAAAAGGTGTAATTTTAAAGCATCTTGTGGAAATTATTGTAAAAAACACAAACCTAAAATTTAAATATATTGTAATAGTAAAATGTTAGATCAGGAAACACTCAGGCCTGTTATAATAGCAATGGCACTTTATCTCGCACTTTCTCAGCTTATACCAGAACTCTTTAAAAAACCAACTAATATTAAATTGATAGATGATATAGTTGCAATGCTTATCGCACAAAGAGGTTCGCTTACATCTGGTACCATTTTAACTGGTATCATTGTTCTCGCTACGAATTATATTAACGACGAATTCTTGTAAAACATTTTCCTTACCCGTTAACATTCTTGTTTTTGGATGATCCATATACCTTAACTTCTTGTTATATGCATCTTCCATAAATTCCATGAGTTGATTTACATCAGGTTTACCCCATTCCATACCAGCTTTGTATAAAAAATCATCTCTTGGTAACTTTTGAAGTTCGCATTTTATTACGTAAGGTGTTTCTATATATTCAGTTGCGCCTCCGTAATCTGTTATAATCACTGGTTTATTTCTTATTGCTGCTTCTACAGCACCCATACCTACACCTTCCGACGATGAAAAACTTACGTAACAATCTGATTTATTATGTATATCTTCCATATATTCATCAGGTAAAAGATCGTTAATTATTGTAACATTTGGTATATTTATATTAACTGGTTGTTTACACGTTGCTTTAACAATTAACCGCGCGTCGGGTTTATTTAACCGAATGAAACATTCTAATATTTTATTGAAATTTTTACGTGGATCATACACGTTACCTATATGATAAAACGTATAAGGTCTTTTATCGGGTATGTGCGCGTGTAAGACATAAAAATGTTTAGTCGGGAATTGTCGTTTAAATACTTTTTTACAATATTCACTTGGTACGGCAATTTTATCGAATAAATCAAAAAGTTTACCATAATCTTCATGAACTGTTTCTGTTTCACATACGGTCATACACGTAACATGTTTTATCTTCTTTTTGATTTCGGGTATTCTATCTAACCAGTATTTCACAGGAAGCGCAAATATAAAAGCACTATCTGATTCGGGTATTTCCTGGTTTATTTCTATATACTTAGTGTATCCAGGATCAGGAAAAAGGTCCATATATTTTTTACAGTGTTGTCCAATTCCACTCAGGAGAGTTGGACCAATGAATAACATTTAGTATAAAGATTATCTTTCTTTTATATATATTACACGATGGACTCTGTTAGAGAAAAAATTACAATTGAACTTGCGAGATCTAAAATTCGCACTGAAGAAATTTATAGCATTATTAAAGATATTGCTGATCATATTGAACCACCTAAGGCCGTACCAGTTGCTAAACCAGCGCCAGCACCAGCACCAGCACCAGCACCAGTTGCTAAACCAGCCGCTAAGAAGATTGTTTCTCCAGCTAAAAAGGCTCCAGTTAAAAAGGCTCCAGCTAAAAAGGCTTAATAATAAGTTAAAACCTTGTTTGCATAGGCATATGCACCGGAGGAGGAATGTTCGTGCTTTTACGATTTATTAAATAAAATCCACCGCCTATTAATAGAATTACCGTAAAAAGGTAATAAAGTGGATATTTTTTCTTTTTTTCCTTTTCCATTCTATCGATATCCTCCTTATCTGGAAGTTTTTTAACGTTTACGTTAAGATCTTCAATCTTCCCGATAAGTTTATGTAAAGCTTCTAAAATCTGGACTTCTCTATTTATAGGTTTTTCTTTTACGTCTATCGTTGTAACTTCTAACGTCATAAACCATTCAGCGTCTGCCTGTAATGCGTTGTATGCATTATTTCCTCGTAATTCGTATATTTCAAAATCTAGTTTTTGTATGGATATTGGGTTAAATAAGTTTGTTTTTCTATTAAATCCTCGCCAATGTTTATCGTGTTGTAAATAGTTATTAGAACCATCGAAATGTCGTTCTAATGCTACGCGAGCAAATACCTGTCCTTTACGTTCATCGAGCATTTGAGCAGCTTTTGGTACGTCTTCACTTATTATGTCTATGTATTTGGCACCAGCACCTGTTCCACCTCCCGTGTTACCGACTTGTGTAACATAAAAATCAACTAATTTTAAACCACACACTTTACTAATATCAGATACATGTGTATTAGACGAAAGGTTAAGATCTATAGTAAATTTATTATTCGTACCCGTTACAAAATTTGAATCAATTGTTATGTACTGTACTTTTTTAGGTAACTCCTGGAGTGAAACCATCTTGTATTTATAATATAAAAAAATAAACGTAAATAATAGCATGTTTACATTTTATTCGAGCGTATCTCGTTTATTACCATGGAATAAGACAAACACGTTAAAAACTGAAAATTCCTGTTCATCTTTATACCCTACAGTTACAGAAGTAAAAAAACAGTTAGATACAATGTTAGCCCCCGACTTTTCTAGAGATAAGATTGTATCAAAAAACGATGTCGGTGAGATTGTTATTTTAGAATATTCTAAACACGACAAAACATTCATTCATTACAGGCCTAAGTATTTCAAATATAAATAAAAAATTAAAAATAATAACAAATAAATGAAATGGATTACATGCACTTACACACCGACGAATATAAACTCGCGTTCTGTCAAGCGACAAACGAACTTTGTGAAGACGTTCAGAGGATCATATGGGAAAAATCTCAAAAATACGAATACGAAAATATCGTGTGTCCAGGAGCCCCGAGAAAAAACAGAGAAAGAAGAGATTCACAACTCCCAACTAAAAGACTCGAAACGTTGGTCAGAAAATGGAGAGAAAAATGGGGAGAACCTGACTGTTTCTAAATATAAATCAAGTATTGCTGTTATAACTATAATGAAAGGTGGTAAAACAGCTTATATATTGGTAGATGATTTAGAGATTGAAGAGATACAAACGCGTATTGAAATAGCTACAAATGGTTCTATGCGAGAGAAATTTGGATCGTATATTTTTTTTAAACACTGATAAAGAATTAAATAATTATATTAAATAAAATGAAAAGTGTAATAACAAATACAAATACTCGTACTTTGGTATGTTTAGCACCTAAAAATCGCCGTAAAGTTATGAAATGTATTAATAAACCAATGGAAGATGCCGAAAGAAGAGGAGGAGAAGCGAGTAAGAGAGAAATACATGATTCTCAGAAGAAAGAATCGAAACGTTTACCAGAAAATGTGAATAACCAGAACCAACTTTATAAACGCATGAAAACACTGGCTTATGAAGAGTTTTGTCACAAAGATTTCATTCACGAAGATTACGATGCGTATTCTTTGGTTCTATACAGAATAATGTTAAACGAATTGGAATACGAAAGACGTAATTTGAAATATACGACCATTTTTGGTGATAAATGGAGAAAATTATCAAAAGAAAACGATAATATTTTATATGAATATGAATTAAATAAAATTCAAACTCGTGTAAATGAATCTATTAATAGATGTGAAGAATTTCTCGAAAAAGAAAGAGAATTTAAAAAAAAATATTTTAAAGACGAAAATATAGATTTCGATAATATTATAGTATAAATACTTAACGAATAAATTGTAATATATATTAATAAATGTTAAATATAATAAATCCTATTCAAAAAACACTTAGAATTTCGTGTCCAACTAGAAGAAAAGAAGGTATATCAGAATACGAACAAATAAAGTCTAAAATAAAAAAAACGACTCTAAGATACGGAGCTGCTATTTCGACATATCATTTTATTTTTCATACGCCCGTTGATGGTATATCTGCGAGTGTTGGTACAATAGCGTCTTGTGTGTATGTAGAATCACTTTCATCCTATGTTGATAATATTGAAAATTCACAAGGTTTGAACAAAAGATTGTTAGTGCCTACGTTACTTGCTTTATCCGAATCAATGTGGAATTCATATAATTTACCCTTTGAATTTAATATGGGTGCGACACTTTTTGGATTTTTAGCGTATAAAATGGCTTTTTATCAGATAGTAGCTGAGGAATTATTAATAGACGATGAAGACCTAAGTGACATTGATACCATATAAATATTTAAAAATAAAATAAAAATAAAAATGTCTGTCTTTTATCAATTATTAAAAAATACTACAAGACTTGAACACGTAGAAGAACTGGACGATCTTTTTTCTAACGTTTTGGGTAACGAAAAAAAACTGGATATGGAAATTTGGGGACTTAAACCCGAGCATAATTTCCCTATTAAGTTCAATTCTACACTTTTCAATTATATTGGATATATCGGGATGAGTAAATTTATAGGACGAGATGATATTCGTTATATTGAATTTTTTCACGAAAATAAGGGATGTAATGGTATTATCGAACCGTTTATTGATATGGTCATAAACAGTTTATCCAAGGATAATGAAAAAGATATAATTGTTATCCCACGTGTTATTACTACATGTGACAGTGAATTATGGACTAAGTATTTAAGTAAATATTTTACTGATATCGAATCCGGTGATAAATTTGTTTTAAAAAATAATATATCTCACAAAAAACTTGAATGGAATGAGCTTACAAAAACTTTACCTTCTAAGCCCGAACTTGAAGTACAACATATAATGAGTGATTAAAATTTAATCATACTTAAACGTTAGGAGTTTTAATAACATATACAAAATACAATGCCTTATTTAACACACGAATTATTAAAAAACTGTACCACGCTTTGGAAACTGGATAATATTAGTGGTTTATGTTCGAGTTTATGCGGTACAAAATCTGAAGTTTATGGTTTAAAAGCCGAATTTGGATTTCCCGCGCATCTTATACCAAAAAATACTAATAATTATATCGCATATATTGGTATTCGTAAACAAAAATTACACACTTCCTATGGACAAGCACATTTCATAACTTTTTATCACGAACCTAAAAAAAATGAGTACGATAGAAACCTTGGTATATTGGAATACATGTATAACATATACATGGACGAGAAGAGTTCTGAACTCGTAAACGACGAAATGTACGATGATAATGAAAAGGTCGGTGTTGAATTATTCCCGTATAAAATAACACCCGAAACTGTACACTATTGGAAATATACAATGGAAGATGATTGGCAAATAATGGATAAACTCGATTTGGATGATTTAATCGATGATTACGAAATTCGTGGACACGTGGATTGGACAGAACTTTACACTGAATTACCTGAAAATATAGATGATGATATTACAGAATTAGATGATTCAGAAGACGAAATGGATCTTAACGAAGAAGAGACTGACGATGAAATTGAGGAAGGTGAAATTATAAGTGATAGTGAAACCTAAGTAAACTAAGTATTAGATTTAAATATTAAAAAATAAAAATGCGCCCAAATTGTCCTTACGAGAACTGTTACTGTAGAGCTGGTAAGAATGGTTTCTGTTTAAAACATAAAGAAATAGGTGAAGCTGTGGAAGCTTTACTTTTATTATCAATTAAAAAATAAAAATCTTATAATAAGTAATAATGTCTGATGACGCGCTTCGGAAAATAATGACATTTATAGACGAACACGTGGATGAAATATCCGAGGGTGATTATTTAGACATGTGTAATAAATTACGAGATGTATATAGAAATAATACAACTAGACGTCGTCGTATTTTACCTACTAGTTTACAAACAAATCCCATGGATTCAATATATGAAAGATGTATGGTTTTGGTTAGAAAACGAAAAGAAATTCAAAAATTAATCAAACAAATAAAAATAAGATATCGTATAACTTCTCGTTTCAAAATAGAAGCACTTACTGCGTATTGTAGTGCCTTAAATTTACCTTTGTGTACTACTATAGAAGAGTTACAAAGTATTGGACACGCTCTTAATAGTCGAGAGTTTTTCGAGGATTATATGCGTATAATTAACGAACACTCGCGAGGTTTACAGAATGGGTACGTTGTAGAATTGGATAATCTTGAATTGGAAATGGAGAGAATTTGTGAGTTTATGAACGCAAATAATAGAATTATAGACGCGTTTTATGAAATAAACGTGGTTATACCAAACCTTAGTTGATTTATTGTTATTATTTTTTTAAGATATTAAAGATGGACGAACTTACAAATTTAATGCGTTTAATTGACTTGAATTCCGAGATAATACCTGAAGGACATTATCTCGAAATGTGCAATTCAATGAAAAAAGTACACGAATCTCTTTCAAATGTAAATTCAAGTTGTGATTCCGAGTCCGAAGACGATGTTATTGAAAATTTTTTTATGAGAGAAATAATGCGTGATAATACGATTGAACCACCAGTACCATTTGCTACTGAAGGTAGAAATAGGAACAGATATTATGAAGAAAATGACGATGACGATCTTGTTCTTACAGCAGATGCGGATGAAAGAGAACAATTGTTAAATTATATGAATTCATTAATAGTACCACCTATCAATGTACCTAGAATGTCCGATGAAATAGATAGATTACAAAGCGCAAACCGTGAATTTGATGAAGCTGAATTACGAAGATTGGATGAAAGAATAATACAGACACAGAGAACTATACGTAACACAAAACCAAGACAAAGAATTACAGCAAATGTCCGTAAAGAGGCTGTGAAAAAACGCGCACAAGAACTTAATATACGATTACCAAGATATACAATTGGTAATCTTTTGGATAAAGGACACAACGTAGGTAATGAACGAGAATTTTACAAATCCTACCTTGGTGAGTATAACGAGGAAATTGAACATAAATTGAAAGATTTAAACGACGATTTAATTGGACTTCTTCGAGATAAAGATACTCTTTTAGACGAGATGAATTCTAATGTAGACTAGACTATTTAAATATAATTTTACACCATTTTTCGTTTATATTACCAATGGGTGAATATTCAAACAATAAATGTATTAACGCACCCGCAATAATTAACATGCCCGTACCTTTATATACAAATTTGGTCAGACCCAAGACCAAAAGTTGTAACATTAAACCAATAAAAAGTGCTTCGAGAAGAACATTAGACACAGGGCGATTACTCATTTATATTATTGTAATATTTTTTTCGCTGGTTATACTATAAAATGATTAGCGTACGAAACTTGGGAAACTCTGGACCAATTTTTGCATTCACTGCTTCTGTTATTGCCATCTCTATATATGCCGCGGTTGAATTTTCCAAACACGGAACTTCAACTGGCGAAACTGAAACTGAAGAACAATAAATATAATCCACCAATAAATATCTCGTGATATATAAAATGATACTTCTTCTTTTAATCATTCTATTTATCATATTTCTATTATATAGGTTTCGTC